CCATAGATGCAATGACTCTTCGAGCGTAATACCCAGCCTTTCCGCAGCCCTGGCAATAGCTGCGAATTCATTTTCGATACCCATCCGCAGCCACTCGAAAGCCGCCCGTGTTCGCTGCATCGGGTCAGACCAATCGATCTCACCGATCTCCTCCTCGATCCGGCGCCGNGTTCCTTCGAGNAGCTGAAATTCGCCTCGGGCGCTGGAAACGCGATTTTCGACATCCTGGAGCCCGCTTTCCATGGTCCCGAGCTTGGTCATAAACTCTTCCAGGCTCTCGGTCGGAAGCACGGACTCAAGATGTCGGTATTCGTCCGCTAGTGTCCGAATGGCTTCCCGGGCGCTAATGGCTCCTCCGGTTGCCTCGTCCATCATCTGACGCATCTCGTCAGGCGAAATCGTCGGCAGGTCTGGAACCGGAATCCGAAATTCCTCTACTGGCGGCACCGGAGCCTCCAGCGTCGTCGTACGGCCTCTTCCGGTAAGCCACTCAACGAAGGTATTCCACCAGTCAGGAGCCTCGATGTCCCACTTCCATATAGTTCTGACAGTACTGTTGAACCAGGGAACCGCCGTTTCGCGAATCCAACGCAGAAATGCGTCGACGACGCCAACGGTCCAATTCCAGGCCGTTGAAACGGTGCCGCCAAACCACGGGGCCGCCGTCTCGCGAATCCACTGAAGGAATGCCGCGACTTGACCAACGGTCCAGTCCCAAGCCGTCGAAACCGTGCTCCCCAGCCATGGCGCCGCAGTNTCCCGGACCCACGTAATAAACGCATCGACCCGATCCGTCGACCAATTCCATGCCGTGGAAAGAGTCGATCCAAACCATGGCGCCGCAGTGTCGCGAATCCACTCAATAAAAGCAGAAACAGTGCCGGTTGTCCACGACCACGCCGTGCTGACTGCATCNCCAATTATTTCAACAGTGTTCTTAATCCAATCCCACAGGTCCGGTGCGACATCAAGNGNCCATTTCCACNCGGTTTCAAGACCCTGTCCAATCGCGGAAATGATCGGATCGATCTTTTCCCAAGCCTTTTCCGCAGCACTGCGGATGCCACCCCAATCCCGCTCCCATGCCTGCCAAAAGGCGTAGATGGCCGCCCCGGCAAGGGCGAGCTTGAGGGAAAGAGGTGAAAACGCAAGCAGGACAATGCGCCCGAACATGGCAAGACCGCCCGCGGTCGCCGACAAAGCCCGGCCAAGCGTGCCGAGCACACTGACGACGCCGAGCATGGCGCCGACGACCACTGTCCAGCGCACAACGTNNGAGCGCAAAGTTGGGTCCATATTTTGTATAACGGATGTNGCATCCTCGATAAGCCCAATCACCGNCTCCACGGCAGGAAGGAACATGTACCCAATCTCCCTGCCTGTGGCAGCGAAGCGCCGGCCGAGGATGTCCACACGATCATTAAAAGCGGCAAGGCGCCTGATCTGAGTCTCATCCATGACAAGGCCGAGCTCGCGGGCCCGCTCCATCAATTCGCGAATTCCCGCCGCGCCTTGAGCCATGAACGGCACCAGCCGGCGCCCGGCATCGCCCATCACCGTCATAAGGATAGCTGACTGCTCAGCGGTCGTCCCGAGCTCGGCAACGCGGTCCGCGACTTGGAGAAGGAATCTCTCCATATCCTGAAGTCCGGCCCGTACCTCTTCTTGTGTGAAGCCAAGCCGCTCAAAACCGCTAAGNAAGCTCTGGTTACCACGGGCCGCCTCCGCAGTGCGGCGGTTAAACGCCCGGAGCGCGCTCATGAGTGATTGGAAATCGCCCGCCGACTGCTCGACCGCAAACCTGAGCTGCTGCATCGTCTCCATAGCAAAGCCCGTTTGCTCAGCAACGTCTTTAATTTGGGCGGCATACTGCCCAGCACGGCGGGTAGCAAGCGTGATCACACCTGAAAGCGCACCATACGCTACAGCCGCTTTCTGCGCTACAGCAGTCATGCGCTGAAACGCCTCATTGAGCGACATGGCCCGCTTCTGAAAATCTTGCATTCGCTTTTGCGCTCGCTGGAGGCCTTCGGAAAAACGCGCAGTCCTTGCGCTTAGATCAATTTGCAATCCTGCAATGCGTGTTGCCACCCGTACGGCCTCCTTTCAAACANGAAGGGCGAAGGGTTATGCGCCCTTCGCCCCTGGCTGCTTAAATGCGGCGAGAAAATCACGCCAGCGCCTCGCACTCGCTTCGAGTGATGTCGTCTCATCCTGCTTCTTTCCAAGTAGCTGCGCCGGCGTGATAGGCTTCCTGCGCTTCTCACCTAACGCGGGCGTGCGGTTGTTGATGATCCATGCAGCATGGATCGCCAATCTTTCCAGCTCCCGTTCCTGTTTCTTCGCCCGTCCTTCTAACGCCAGCACAAACTCCCGCCGAGTCATGCCCCAAAAGGTATCAAGCGGGATATCATACTCCCAGCACAGCCGCTGGTACTCGTCGTAGGGCAAACTCTGCCCCTCCGGGGGCTCTACGCTTCCCCCTCGTCACTCTCGCCGTCGGTGTCGGTGTCGTCGCCCTCGGCGTCCTTGGGCTTGATGAGCCCAGCCGCCTCCAGGCCCTCGAAAATCTTGTCGATGTAGTAGTCGACCTTGGCGACCTCCAAGTGCTGCAACGCCTTGGTCGCCGCCCCGCGGCCGTTGGCGGGGTTAGCCAAGCCTGCAACCAGGGCCTCCCGGATAACGTGGAAGCCGATGTTGCCCTCGCTCAATACCTTGAAGAAGCTCTGACCGAGCCGTTGGTCGAGCTGGGCCAGCGCGTTGAAGTCGTAGCGCAGCTGGTAGGTCTCGCCGCCAATCTCGATGGGCACGTAGCCCCTCTGTCGATTTGCCATGGTATCCCTCCGTCAAATGATGGAGGGGCGGCGCCGTGGCCGCCCCGTCTTAGTCCTCCACCGACGTCTGCTCGCCCGTGGGCTTGAGCGTCACCGACAGAACCAAGCCGCCTTCCAGCTCAGCCGTGACCCGCGCGTTCATGACCACAGCCTCGAACTGCTCGGGCTGAATGAACGCGGGATGGTCGACCTGGAAGGACAGCGTCTGTCGCACCGATGAACGAAGCTTCTGGTGGGTCGGCTCGTCGGGGTCGTAGTAAAACTCCAGCGTCCTCTCCACGGTGTCGATGAGCCCGCCCAGATACTCCCGGCGGCCTCCCGGAGAATCGTGAGCGGTCACCTCAATCTGCTCGGCCTGCTCCTCGGCCAGAACGGGGTCCCCCCGAAGACCGGGGATGAGTGTCTTCGTACCGCCCTCCACCAAATAGATCTGTGCACCAAAACCCGCATGCTTAGACATTTATTCTCTCGACCTCCTGATCTCGATTTCCTCACCGCCGTACTCCTCGGCGATGGCCTCCATAATGCGAGTCGAGAGCCGATGTGTCAGCTCTGCCCGCTCCGGACCTGTAAGCTGCTCAGACCAAATTTCCAAGGCGACAAAAAAGGTGGCCACTTGGCCACCCGTGCCTGGGATCACCCTGCCTCGCGCTGTCTCAAACTCAACCCTCACGACATCACTCCCCAGCACGTACCCGCACACTCAGCGGCACGTGGTAGACCTTGGCGNCCGCGTCGTACTCGTCCAGGTCGCCCTCGATAGTCACACCATGAATCGGCGGATCGCTGGAGTANTCGATCCAGCCNTCCAATGCCCGCCGCACAGCCNCGGCCACCGCCCGTACCTCGCTCCACGTTTTCGCCCAGCAGGAGAGCTGGACAAGCGGCATCGACGCCCCAAGACTTCCCTCATGCGATGTCAGGCGCCGGTTGGACACCCGCTGGTACGTGATAGCNGGCAGNNCCGCCTNCGGNCCCTCNTCNGGCCGACCNCCGACCGGGAAAATCCGGGTGCCGACAAGGGCGGACACCTCTGGCGAGGCCAGCAGGCGCTGGCGAATCAGAATCTCGACTTCTAGCGCCATGGCATCACCACCGAAAAAAGGGCATAATAAAACCGCCCCGAAGGGCGGTTGCCTAAGTTTACGCGAAGCAGTTGGGGAATACTTCCCTGTATTCCTCGTACGCCTTCGCGTATTCGCTAGGCTTGAGTAGCCGACGCAATTCCTCAGTTACGTCTCGCCGTTCACCAACGAAGTTTGCGATTTCCAACAGGCTTTTCAGCCCTAGCCCGCGGCGTCGCTTGACTTCCGCCAAATCGATGGCATACAAGTCTTCATCGGTATGGACGCCCATGCGGAGCAGTCTGTCCACCGAACGAGCACTCAACTCTCTTATGAACCGGGGTTGTTCCGGCTTCTCCCTCGGAGGTGCCAGTGCCCTGGCCAACTGCCTTTCAAACTCGGCCCGAATCCTGTGTTCCGCATCCTTTACTGATTCATGCTTGTCACGCCCTTTGATGATAATCCAGAATGGCGTTGGATTGCCCATTACCGATTGCTCTCCTTCTATTGCCGGTTCATCCAGGCGATTACTGAGGGCCACATTCTTTGCCAACCATTCTTCCAACGCTCGTTTCGGGATGCGGCGGGCACTTCCGATTTTCACGTAAGGCAATTCGCCCCGTTTCATTGCTTCATAGAGAAACGATCTACCGACCCCGGAAAACAGGACGGCTTCTTGGATAGTCATGCAGCCCTCGCGCACAAGCTCAAGCCTACGGTCCACCGGTCCAGCACCCCCTTGATATAACTACGGACACCCCTGGATTTCTGCTGTCCATAGTATACTCAAGGGGTGCTGCGTTTTCAAGGATGTCGGTGTTACTTTTCCTTGGCCCTCTTGGCCGCCTGCAACACCGACTCCCGGAACACGTCCCCGGCCTCCTGCACAGCCCGTGCGCCAACGGCGTCCAGCGCCGGCCGCAGCCAGGGGCGGGGTGCCAGCTTGACGGTTCCCGTCTCGAAGAAGTTCAGGTAGAAGCCATGGTCCGTTGCGCCGATGGCGAACGTCGCCCGGTCTGGCCATTTCTCTACCAAGAGCCACTTGATGGTCTTGTACGCATGGCCTTGGCCAGGATGGCTCGGGCCGCCGGGGTGGCGTGGAGCCCGTCGGCGCGCCTCTTCCCCGATCCGTTTGGCCGCTACTCTGGCGGCCTTGGTGACGGTGGCCCGCTGCGTGTTGCGGCGCATGGCCTCAAAGGCCCGCAACACCGCCTTATGGCCCTGCATCGCGAAACGGATTTCCATGGGCCATCACTCCTGCACCGCCGTGCAGACCAGCTCCATCATCTCGCCCTNGTCGTAGGTACGGATGATGTCGTAGCGGCGTCCCTGGTACCGCAGAGCCCGCTCATCCTGGTATTCGAATGAGCGGACCTCGAACATGACCTCTGGCTGCAGGCCGGCCATGTGCGCGTGGTAGAACTCCGACTGTCGCACCGACCGCCGGTTGGCGAACACCTGCCGGGCCGTCTCGACTTCCCGCATCTCACCCGTGAGCGGATCCTGCTCCAGCGTCCGTGCCAGCAGCTCGATAACGTCTCGGAACANCACCGCTCACGCCTCCTTGGGCGGCAGATAATCTTGCGAGAGCGTCAGCGCGGCCACTAGGTGCTCGTAGGCACGGCTCAACCGCTCAGCGTCGGGATTGTCAAACCCGAATTCGGCCTTGCACTTGACGACGATGGCCCGTTTGATGAGGGGATCTAGCGCGTCATCTGCTGCGTCCACCTTCGCCGGATCAACGCCGGCGCGTTTTAGGTCGGCCTTGGCCGCCGCAATCAGGTCCTGCACCTCGCCGTCGTAAGCTGTGGTGCCGGGGCTGATGCGCAGGGCGAGCTTGACGTCATCTAGCAGAGTCATCGCCATCGCCTCGACTTCTTGCGCTTGGGCGGCGGGGACGCATCGGCCCCGGCAGATTCGTCACCCACCGGGGCCTTGTCCACTCGCTCAATGAGCCCATGNCGCTCCAGGTACTCCGCCCGGTCGGCGTCTTGGATAGGGCACAGCTTACCGCGCAGGTAAAGCTGCCCGGTCCACGGGCAGACGAAGGACCGCGTCGCCCGGTACATCATCGGGCATCACCTTACTCGCCGGCTGAGGCCTTCTTGACCCGCACGAAGCCGTTCCACTTGATGACGTTGCCACCGACGTACACGCTGCCGCGNTGCGCCACNTGNCCCGACCGGAACTTGTAGTCGGTGGACCNCTGGATGTCGATGTCCGAGAAGATGGCCAGCCCGTAGTTGGACAGGTGGCCGTAGGCCATGCAGTAGTTGTAGGGCTCGGTGTCGTCCGACGACAGCACGCCGCAGGCGGAGTTGATAATGAACGGAATACCGTCGATCAACCCCGTATTGCCGTTGTAGCTGATGGTGTGGACACGGTTGCCGTTGCCGTCGCGGAGCTTGGCGAACGCCTTCAGGTCCATCTTGTTCAGAATCAGGACGGCGCCGGACTCGACATCCTCCTCGCCACCGTACGAGAAAACAATCTCGTCCAGCGTGCCGTCGTCAATGGTCGCCAGCTGCAGGTCCGTCGCCGGGTCGATGGCGCCGGCCTTCGGGTCCGCGCTCGAATAGTTGGAGTGAAAGATGCCCGTGAGCCGGTTCGAAGCACCGGTACCGACCAAAATCTGCCGGGCGATGCGCTTCCGCAGGGCGATGCGCACACCGTTGACGATCTCGGCGTCATAGTCGATGTCCGGCAGCTTGAGCACGCCCTCGTCCTCTTCGGTGTACACCGTCACCTTGGACTTGCCGATGCGCACGAACCCGAACTCAGTGTCGGACTCGTGGTAGTCAGCGTCGTCCGCGACCTCCTGGCCCTCGCCGTAGCCACGGACGTAGGACCGCTCGAACGCCTCGCCGCCGATCCGCGGGAAGATGCGGACGAGGTCGATGAGAGACGAGACCTCGTTCCACGCCGGCATCAAGTCGGTGCCGTAGCGAGTGGGCACCAGCACACCTTCGGTTGTCAGCTTCACGGCGTTCATGGCCTTCAGGGCGCGACCGCGCTCCGCCGACGCCTGGACACCCCAGCGGGTGATGACCCGCGCCTTGTCGGCCTGCATGGTGTCGACAACCTGCCCAGTACCGGGCACCAACGCCGGCTCGTCTGCGCCAACCGTGCGGGACTGGAGGACCTTCAGTTCCTCCTGCAGCGCGCGGGCGTTTGCCCGGGCCACGATGGCCGCCTCGTACTCCCGGTCGAGCGCCTCAATCTGCGCCTTCACCTCGTTGAACCGCTCGACACTGCCCTCGGCCGCGTAGGCTTCCGCCTCGGCGACCAGGGCCTTCCGCTTCTCGACATACTCCTTACGCGTCATCGTCCTTGACCTCCTTGAGTTTGATTAGCTCCAGTTGGAGCTGCAGGTCGGCCTCGCGGCCGCCGTTGTGCGCTTTCCAGACATCATAAAGCCGACGCATCGCTGCGTCGGCCATGTTGAGAACCGCGAGCCGGCTCACCGCATATGCCGGCGCCGCCCGGGCGTTGGCTGACTCTGGCTCGGCGTCGTCGGCATAGAGGATGCCGTCGGCGAACCCGAGTTCCACCGCCTTGCGGGCGCTCATCCAGGTTTCCTCATCCATCAAGCGGGCCAGTTCATCCCTCGAGAGGCCCGTCTTAATCTCGTAGGCGTTGATGATGGCCTCCTTGATTTCGTCGAGTACGCCCGCCATCTGGCGCAGGAAGCCGGCGTCGCCAGCCGCATGGACCCAGGGGTTGTGAATCATCATCACGGCCGCGGGCGACATCAGCACCTCGTCGCCAGCCATGGCGATGATGGTTGCCGCCGATAGGGCCTTGCCGTCGATTTTGACGGTGACTCTACCTTGATGCTCCATCAGGGCATTGTAGATGCCAGCCGCCGCCCAGACAACACCGCCCAGGCTGTCGATCCAAACGGTAAGGTCCTTGCCCTTGTATTTGGCCAGCTCTTCGCGAAACGCGTTGGGCGTCACGTGCTGGATCCCCAGCCACTCATACAACCAAGCGTCGTCTTCATCGACTATCTCGCCCTCGATCCGCAGCTCCACTTCGGTGTCAGAACGGTTGAGGAACTGCCAAAACCGCCGCTTGCCCTTCAAGTGCCATCACCTCCTTGGTCCGGCCCATCATTTACGACGTCCGTGTCTAGCCGTCGGATCGGCTTGTCGCCGCCTTCGATGGGCGGCAAGTTCAGAATCCGGCGCCACTCGTTGGGAGTGAGGGCTCCCCGGTCAACCATCTGCACCAGCCCGAGCTTTGTTTGCATGCTGGCAAACGTCAGGGCCGTAGCATCGAACACGATGCGATTGCCGAAACCCCGCTCACGCCGGCTGAACAGCTTGCGGGTGAACTCCTCGCTCATCTGCTGGGCCAGCGGCGCAATCTCGGCCTCGTAGTAGGCCAGCCACTGGTTTTCATCGTACTTCGCCTGCACGATGGCCTCGTTGACCCGGAAGAACGAGTAGATGCGCTCAACCGCCCGCTGCTGGAGCGGGGACGCAGGGACGTATGGCTGGCCGCCGTCCCGCAGGGGCTCGATGTCGAATTTCGCATCTTGCGGCAGGATGCCCGTCTCGTTCTCCAAGCTCAGGTAGCGCTCCGAAAACTCCCGGACGTTCCTCTCGACGTCGTCGGGCTTGAGCTGCTGCTTGAACTTCATCACCCAGCGAATGAACGCCGACCGGCGCACCGCCTGCACGATGCTCTGGTCCGAAGCCGCAATGATTTCGAGCAGATGCTTCAGCGCCTCGGCCTTGTGGCTGCCGAAGATGTCGTTCTCGGCGTACTCATCCCGCAGGTGGATGACGTCCTTGTACGGCAGCTCCAACAGGTCGCCGTCCGTCAGTTGGAACCGCATCCACAAGCTTCCGTCCGGTCGCAGGATGGCCTCGGCCGTCGCCGCCGGAATGATGTATAGCTGCGCCGGCATGCCGTCCCGGTCCCGGACAATCTGGATGAACGCATTGTTGTTCAGCTGGAGCAGCGTCGCCAGCCGCTCCCGGAACATCTGGCCACCACTATACGGATTAGGCTCCTCCAGTAGCATCCGCAGATACGGCTCCGGGTTGACCTGCAGCTGCCCCGCGGCTTCCCGGATATGCATAGCCGTCAATTTGCCGATGGCTTTGGCCTTTGGCCGGATAGCCGCACGGACGATGTCGCTCTTGTAGAGCGATCCGTCCCAAGTCCGAAACCAGCTTCCGTGGTCGGTGATGAGCAGGACTCTACCAACCGTCTCACCACGGGGTCGATTGAAAATGCGCTGCAGCCAGCTCACATGCTCACCACCTCTGGCATACGAAAACCGCCCTCGATGGGGCGGCTCCCGTCATGGTTGGTACACGGCAAAGTCGTCTTTGCACCTGAGGTATGCCACATAGGCATTCAGGAACGAGGTATAGCCGTCAATTCGGGCCCTACTGGACCGCTTATCCGGCGTCACGTTATTGTTCGCATCCACCCGGGCCGCCGTGTTCGTAACGCACCACCTAAAAAGGCCGTTGTGCCGGCTGAACACGATCTTCCGATCAGCAAACAGCGCCCTGGTTTCTTTCATGGGCCCAGAAAGCGTCTTAGCCCCCTGCGCCACCTCAAACAGGACCCCTCGGCCGTCCTTGTCCTCTCTGGGAAAACCACGGAGCTCCATTTCCTCGGCGAAGTCCGCGAAGTGCCATCGGTCGGCACCGATCTTCCAGAACACCACGCCGTACTCCGTAGCCAGCATTTCGAACCATGCGGCCACGTCCTTGCGGCTCACCAAGCTGCCCTCACAGATATGCAGCAGCTTGTGGTTTAACGGGTCGCTTGCCCCCGTCCGGGTGAAGCTCTCATAGGCCATCTGGTCCCGCTTTGAGTTTTGCTCCAGCCGGTTCCTGGCGATGAAGTAACGCTGGAACACATGGAGCTTGCCATTCAGCGGAACCAGCGCCGTCGCGCAGCACAAGTCCGTCGTCTCGGCCAAGTCCACGCCACCAACCGCGTACTTGTCCCGGATCATATCCAGGCTCATGTCGGCGGCGCACTGGTCGATGACGTGAAGGTCGAAGAAGGCCACCGCCGTACTGGCCGCCCGGTTCAAGTGCTTCGCCAAGAAGCTCGGCAGCATCGACGGGTCGGCGACCGTCTTCTGGAACTCCTCACGCAGATACCGCAGAGTAGGCCGACCTTCGGGCAGGCCCGGGTTCGCCTTGATCCAGCACCGCTCATCGGTCGGGTCGTCATCCTTGTCGATACGAAAAATCATCGGGAAGAGCCGCTCGTCGGTCTCCCCGTTAAGGCGCTTTTCGCACCGATCCAAGATGCTGTCGAAGATGCCTTCCCGCACGAACCCGAAGGTGCTAATGATGATGCCCAGCGGCTGCGCCCGGGCTCCGGTCGCCGAGGTGAATACGTCATACGTGTTCCTGTCGGTAATTGCGTGCAATTNGTCAATGACGTAGCAATGCGGGTTCANNCCGTCCTGGTTCTGCGAATTTTTGCCGCCCGGCTTCATAAACGAGTTGGTCGCCGGGAACAAGATCATCTCCGCATTGTCCCTGTCACGCTTAGTTCTCCAATACTTGCGCGGGTTATCCGGCGGCGTCAGATAAGGGCTCGACTGCAACAGCGCCTTCGTGTTTTCGTAGACGATGGCCGCTTGGCTCTTGACCGTGGCGAGGCACCATACCTGGGCGGCCGGCTCCCCGTCCAGCATGAGCATGTAGGCCGCCAAGGCGCTAATGAACGTCGACTTTCCCCACTTGCGCCCAACAAACAGCACCAGCTCCCGGAAATACCGGACGTCCATGTCCAGTTCCGGGTCGTGCCATTTGACACCCAGGACGCACGCCGCAATGTACTTCTGCTC